ATTCGTTCCATTAATCGTATAAGTATGCCCAGTGTTGTAATCAGTAGAGACAATAGTTTCAGTAATATTTTGGGTGGTTCGTGTTGTGGCTGACATTTGACCACTCGAAAAGTTTGGTACGACGGGGACAGCATAAGCAGGAGAAAAAGATAATAAAAATAGCAGTAAAAACCGCTTCATTACTTCACTGTTAGACTTGTAACCACTGAGCCAACGGCACTCGTATTTGCGCCTCCAGCAGTCAAAGTAACCACTCCAGCCGAAGTAATTGTTCCAGCAAGGGTTCCTGCAACTCCACCAGACATCGTTANNACNTCNCCGTAAGCTGGCATNTCAGCNACNACACCTGAAGTCACATCCACACCTGAACCTATAGCATTAACTGCATCACCTTGAGTCCAGCTTTCCGAAAACGAAAAGGCAGCACCCGCAGTGTTTACGTCATACGCTCCAACATCAAGTGTTGCTGCTGTGGTAGCAGTACCCGCAGTTAGCTTTCCAAAATGCTGGTCGGTTGCAACCTTAATATTGGAACCTGAAACGGCATAAGTGCTACCTATACGGTTGGCATCCGTATAAGCTCCATTAACTGAAAGCTGCGATGAAGTTGTGATGCTATGCGTCATGTCTGCACTAGCAGGAGCCGCTAAAAGGAGTAATAGGAAGAGTTTCTTCATGTGAGTTTGCCTGTTACGGGATCAATTTCCTTTCCTGTAATTGGATCGGTCTTGACAACCTCGGCTCCAGTAATGGTCAAAGGAGTCTGTACTCTAATGATTTGTTCACCACCTGTTGTATTGCTTTTGGCAATCATGGCTTCCATATCTTCTTTTGTAACACCGTTACCATTCTTCTTATCTTTAGCTGTAGCAAGGCCGAATGTACTTAAAGCTCCTGTAAAAACCGAAGCAATAAATGTTGGATCAAAATTCTGCTTTTGGAAGCCGGGCAAATCCACGTATGCAAGAGTCAGGATAAATCCCGACCAACAGACAATTCCCAAACGGACCGCAACTCCAATGAGTGCTACCTGTTCATCTTTATCAGGTGTAATTTCTTGAAGTTTGTCTAATACGTTCTTTTTCTTTTCTGGATTTACAGAGTCAGAAGCTTTTTTGTCATCCATGAATAAAAAATACTGGGCAGTACTAGAATAATAGTAAACCTATAAAAATGGTAGAAGTCGTTGCTGCTACTGCTGGTGCTCTTTTAACTGCTTGTTTTGTCAGCGTTGGTAGTGTTTCTTTACGAAACAGACAACAACGTGATGATTTAGTTCGTATTCAAACCTCTGTAGAAGCTTTAGGTAAAAATGTAAGTGATGTTCATAGCGATGTAAAAGATATATACTCAAGACTTAGACACGTTGATATAGAACTTGCAAAAATAACTAAAACACAATAAAACCTCCCTTTACTGCTTTGCTACAAAAGGGAGGCTTTATCTGAACCGTGGGGACTAAGGTTCAAGCCAAAACTAGCAACTATGTTTAGAATTGAGAAGACCCAGACTCCCTTTTTTTCATGCTTGCAATTCTTAAACCAATCGTTTTTACCTTCCTTAAAAGTAAATCAATTAAACAATTAGCATTAGATATTATTAAAGCTGCTGTCAAAAAAACTGATAATGATGTCGATGATCAATTAGCAGATATGCTAGAAAAAGCTTTATTCCCAGGTAGATAAATGAGCCAATACGATCCTTTTTGGAAAGAAGAAGACGAAAAAAGAGTATTAGAAATGGAGAAATGGTACGAGTTAGATAACAGGTCAAATCCTTCCCATCCACTACACGCCCTTTACACAGGTTTAAATGAAAAGTATGGCAAAAGAAGTAATCTTGAATCTTGATTTCTTAGATGAACTTTGTGGTAGACCTTCTCCAGAAGAAGAGTTTGCTATGGAAAAATGTATTATTGACATTAAAGAAACAAAAGACATTGAAAAAGTAAAAGACTATGCAATTGCCTTTGCCAGACAAAGTCATCATCAATCACATTTTATTGCTACTTGCTTAGAAAGAATTGCTTTAGTAGAAGCAAAATTAATTAGTAGAAAACATCGTGTTAAACAGAAAAAAACAATATTTCAAAAATTATCTATGATTAACGCTATATTATTTCCTAAAGAAAAGGACTCATGAACAGTAAAGACAATAAAGATTTATTAGAAGTTCTTCATACAGAACTAATTAAAGAACTATTAGACCGTATTAGACATGGTGATGCTAAACCTTCTGACTTAAATGTAGCTAGACAGATGTTAAAAGATAATGGCATTGAATGTTTACCAGTACCAGAATCTCCCTTTGGTGATCTCATGGCATCTCTTCCTGACTTAGAAGCTATTCATCCGCTAGAAAGATAATTGCAACCACTCCCAGAGAAACTACAAGACTTTAGATACTTTCTAATTCTTACGTGGAGGCATCTAAACCTTCCTGATCCAACACCAGTACAACTGGAAATAGCTGAATACCTTCAACACGGACCTAGAAGAAAAATAATTCAAGCCTTTAGAGGTGTAGGTAAATCTTGGATTACTTCTGCTTACGTAGTCTGGAAACTACGGATGGACCCACAACTAAAGTTCCTTGTGGTTTCAGCTTCAAAAGATAGAGCAGATAATTTCTCTACTTTCACAATGAGACTAATAACCGAAATGGATATATTGGCTCCACTACGTCCAGATGGGAACCAGAGGAACAGTAAGATTAGTTTTGATGTAAGACCAGCAAGAGCTGACCATGCCCCTTCAGTTAAGTCTGTAGGGGTCTTAGGACAGATGGCTGGTAGTAGAGCTGATGAAGTAGTTGCTGATGACGTTGAAGTTCCTAATAACAGTTTCACTCAACCAATGAGAGACAAACTCTCAGAAGCTGTAAAAAGAATTTGACGCAATACTTAAACCAAAAGGAATGATTACCTTCCTTGGTACTCCTCAAACTGAACAATCCCTTTACAACACTCTTGAAGAACGTGGTTATACAACCTGTATTTGGCCTGCTAGATACCCTCCTCTTAAAAATAACTATGGAGATAGACTTGCTCCTAAACTTCACCAAAGGCTTATAGATGAGCTTGTAAAGCCTAAAGATCCTGTTGATCCAGATAGATTCAACAGCATAGATCTCATGGAACGTGAGGCTTCTTATGGCCGTTCTGGGTTCTCTCTACAGTTCATGTTGGATACTTCCTTATCCGACCAAGACAGATACCCTCTTAAACTTTCTGACTTAATAATTTCATCAGTTAACCCAGAACACGCTCCAGAAAAAGTTATTTGGTCTAACTCTCCTGAATACACCCTTCCAGATCTTCCATGCGTAGGTTTTAACGGAGACAGATATTACAGACCTGCTCAAGAGTTCGGAGACTGGATTGAATACACAGGTTCTGTTATGTCCATTGACCCCTCTGGAAAGGGTAAAGATGCTACTGGTTATGCCATCGTAAAGATGCTGAATGGAAACCTCTTTGTAAGCGATGCTGGAGGGCTTATAGGTGGTTATGACGAACCAGTACTCGTTAAATTATCCAAATTAGCCAGAGATCACAAAGTAAATACCATCATCGTTGAAGAAAACTTTGGAGGTGGCATGTTTGCTGAACTCCTTAAACCCTATTTAATGCGTTATCACCCTTGTGAAGTAGAAAACGTACGCAATAACAAAACAAAAGAGTTCCGTATAATCGACACCCTTGAACCAGTAATGAACTCCCACAGACTAATAATTGATAGAAAAGTAGTTGACAAAGACTACAGATCTAATCCCAACGAAGCACCAGAAAGAAAACTAAAACTTCAACTCTTCTATCAAATGTCTCGTATAACCCGTCATAAAGGCTCTCTAGTACATGATGACATCCTTGATGCTCTATCTGGTGCAGTCTCTTATTGGACTGACTACATGTCTGCTGATGAAGATAGAAACATCCAACACAGAAAAGATGAATTACTTCGTCTTCACTTAGATAACTGGGACTCTTCACTCAACAGAACTATCACCCAAACAGCTCTTGGCATGTCCCTTGAACAGATAAAACAATCTGATACATCTGATACCTCATTCATAAGCTCTTCTTATTAACCCCCTATATTGGAGAGAGGGGGGAAAGGGGGGTGAGAGGTACTAAGCTAAATAAACAAGACTACATAAGATACTACACAGGACATTCTGCTACTGAATCTTCTCTTCTCTTCTTAACCACTAGCCAATCTACTAACAATCCTATAGCTACTCCTATAACCTCTTATAGCTTTATCCTATAACAGTACCTATAGTCCTCTTAGGTCAGTCTTTAGCTAACCTTCAAGACACTTCTGGGCCGTCTTGATAACCTACTAAAGGGGTTGGTTGGTGGGTTTTGACCTCTTTAACTTTGGGGAGTTGCTTTCGCGCTCCCCTTTGTTTTGGTCAGAAAANNCTGAAGGGGTAGTACGTATATGTGGAAAGCTGATTTTCCCCCTTGATATGGTCTTTTTTCAGCATTTTAAAGTGTTTCTTTCTCTAATTCATTGATATAACTAGCTTTCTACTGGACTTATAATCCAGTAACCAGGGGAATCGGGCAATTATTGATACTTTTTAGGTATTTATACTTATGTTTGTATTTAATCGGTGGCCCACCTCCAGACGAATCAACCACAGCTTAACGAATTGAAACAATAGGGCTATCAAAGGGGAGTGAAAGGAAAGCTCAACCAAAAAGTACTAAGTAGCTTGTAAAAGTACTAGGTAGGCTTATAATTAATTTAGCTATTAGGTTTCGTAGTTCTTTAGAGCTACATCTGACCTGGTAGCTAGTCCCAGAACCTTAAAAACTTATGACTATCTTCAGAGAGATCTCTGCAACTGTTCAGGACATACCAGTTCATCTTGAGGACTGGATGGAATACAGAAAGGAGGATCTTACAGAAGTATCTGCAAAGCTTTTAAATAAGCTTCCTAGTTCTTTTTGTTTTATGTTTCCTGACTCTGTAATTTATAAATCTATGGAGTTATTGAGACAGGAAGCAAGGGAACTAGAGATCGACCTTTAATATCCCTAGCCGGATATTTTGACGATCCAATGAAGGGCAATTGCCTTTCACTGGTTCCTCAATTGGAGCCTGTTCTAAAGAACCTTTAAAACTTATGACTACTGCAACAGTAGAGAAAGATCATGCTTTAAGTAATGCTAAGGCAAAGCTTGAAGACATCATTGAATTTCATAAAAAATACAATGAATGGGATGAGCAGAAAGAAGCAAGTAACCATTATCCAAATGGTGATGTTGACAAGCTTCTACAAGATGCTCAATCAAGTGTTCTTTCTGTTGAATATAGGCAGTCATGTTGGCAGTCTGTAGGGAGTAAACTAACAGCTAGTCAAGGACGTTTACTACTCACCTGGGGTGGTCCTGCTTGTCAAATTATTACTGATTTAGATGAGCATGGGGAACCATCAGGGAATGTAGAGATTCAATATCAGGACTGGTTTAAACCTTGGCAAGGTTATTGGCCTAGTGATGATATTGATAATGCTTCTAATGATGAAGTAAGAGCAGCTCTTGAATGGTATGTAGGTTTATTCTTCTTCGGTCAATAGCTAGATGATCCTATGGAGGGCTTTCGAGCCTTCCACAGGGTTATTTTTAACCCTTTTACAACTGAATTATTAATTACTATGGATTCAAGTCCTACATTAGAATCTTTAATCTGCTTTCAAGACAGTAAAGATCCTAAAAGGCTTGTTGATCCTTCTGAAGTTGGCTACACAGGCAAGAGATTATTCCTTGGCGAAGTAGGCAACAAAGAAGCTCTCAAGCTTGCTTATAAATTAAATGGTCAGGATAAATCTATTCTGCCTGTTAATTTCAAAGCTTATGTAATGGAAACATTAACCTGGTAAATGATTAATGAATGAAAAGCAACTTTTCAAGGCTTATGGTTCCTCACCTGAGGAATATCAGAAGCAACTAGAAAAGGATTATCGGGAATTATCCGATAAGGAATATGAAGCTGCAAAAGCTTATGAAGCTGATGCCTGGCTCTTTAACGAGATCTAGGAAAGATGGTCCTCTAAAGGGGCTAAGGCCCTTTTATAGGCTTTTCTTAAAGCCTTTTACAACAGCCTAAAACTAATTATGCCTTCTATTAAAGACTTTCAACATCCAATAGAAAGTCCTATTAATCCTAATCATTCATTTATGACTAGGGAAGAAGTTAGAACACCTGTTAAAGATCTTCCTAGAAGCTATTTTGTCTATCCAGATAAGAAGTAACTTGATGATCCTCTGGAGGGCTTATAAGCCTTCCATAGGCTCTTCTTTGAGCCTGTTACAGCTGAATTATTATTAATGACTACTTTAAAAGAACTAACTGAACCTGATTCTTCTAATCCTGAGAGAGAAACTGTTTCAATTATTGCTGACTACACTCTTTTTCATGATGAAAAAGGTTATTGGCATTTATTAAAATCTAATATGGGTGTTTCAAAGGATAAGGATGAGGTCGAGGTAATAGGTGATTCTGAGGAATTATTTGATTTATTTCGATTACTTCATCAGGAACATACAGAGAACCATAAAAAGTTTCTTAATCTTTGATGGTTCCTTAGAGCACTTTCTTTTTAGTGCTCTATGAAGCCCTCAAAAGCTTCAAAAGTCCCAGAAACTTTTTATTAAAGTGAAACACAACATCTCTATGTCTTCCACCAAGGAAGAGATAGTCACATCTGCTTTGGTTGTTATTGACAGCCAACAGGAGGAGCTTCAAACGCTAAGGGAAAGACAAATAGTCTTAATATCCCTGGCCGGATTTTTCTTTACTTTGCATATGCTTTTTTAGTTATGACTCTTAAGTGCCCATCTTGTGGTGCCGTAAGTTTTGTATCTGCTGGAGGGCGTCAGGAAAAGGTTCCTGATGCTCCTTCAGTAAGTACAAGAAACAAAGAAAACACTTCCTACTTAACAAGGAGGAGGAGGTGTAAAAAGTGCGGCCATTTGTTCTCAACTAGAGAATATGAAGTTAAGGATCTTCAATCAAGAATGCTTGCTGTGAAAACTGACGCAATGACACCTGTTAGTGAGAAATATTTAGATTCTCTTACTGCTGAAATAGAGAGTCTATTGGAAGAACTTTTTTCATGGTCAGGTTATGTAAAAAAACAAAAACAACTACTAAAACAAAGGAGGAAAACTGATGCCAATTAACAAAGAACAATTTACGGGCATTTCTAACAAAGTTAAGGAGTGTCTAAACATTCTGTCTGAACTACCAGATAGTGAGAAGAAACAGTTAGCTATTCTTATGGTGGCTAGTACTTTAAGTCCTAAGTTTGCTGCTGAAACAGCTAATTTTATGCTTGACTTAGATAAGTGGGAGAATCTTTAAGTGTCTTATTATTCATTTAGTAGCTCTCTTCCTAAGAAGCTTTATGTAATTAGGCTTTCAGATCCTAATCAGGCACCAGGGGTAAGAACGGAAGTTATTACTGCTGCTTCTCCTAAAAGAGCAGTAGAGATTGCTAGGGAAAAGTGGCCTGAAGCAGAAGGAATGATGGTGGTTGATAGTAAGGACTTGATTTGATTGAGTAAGACTAAAGTCTTATTGATTACTGTAAATAGTTTTTATTAGTATTTCTGCCGATTAAAAAGGAGGACTTCTATGCCCAGAAGCAAAGTCCAAAGTTTGAGAACTTGCCCACGATTATCTCAAGCTGTAAGGACCGTATATAACAGAAGAAAACGTGGAACACCTGATGCTGATTTCTATCTTATGAGGATGGATCACAACATCAGAGCTATTGGTGATCTACCAGTTAATCAAATTACTACTCCTCTTATTAATGTTTTAATTGATTATCATCGGGAAACTTTTGATAACTCTAATAAAACTATTAATAAAAAGGTTAGTAATTTAAAAATAACTTTAGAAGAAATGGAAAATGATGGTCATATGACTATGATTAAATTTCCTAAAAGGTTAAAAGAAAGCAAGGGTAGAACACACTACCTGACTGAAGAAATGGAGGTTCAACTATTAGATACTTTTACGCATTGGGGTTTACATGAACACCATGATTTCGTTAAGTGTTTAATAGATTTAGGACCACGAAGGGGTGAACTATTAGGTTTGGAAAAAAGATTTGTTGACTTTAATTTAAAACAAATTACTTTTCCTGATCGCAAATGTGATAACCCTGTTTCAGTACCTATGACTGATGTGGTAGTTAAAATCTTGACTCCATATTATTTAAGGTGCAGACCTACAGATAAGTTATTTCCTTACAAACCAGATTGGATTACAAGCATCTGGAATAGGGTGAGAGATCACCTTGGTTATGCAGAAAAGGAGTGGTATGTTCCACATCTTTGCAGACATACCTGTGCTACTCGTTTAGTACAAAGGGGCGTACCTTTAGGTGTTGTTAAAGATTGGATGGGTCATGAATCTATCCAGGCAACAATGATCTATGCCCACCATGCACCAAAGCAGCTACATGAAGCTGTGAAAGTGTTAAATACAAGCAAATCTAGTGCATCTATTGCCAGTTGATTTTGCTAGATAAGTTAATTCTTATCCACTACAAATTTTATTTTAAGTGTTTGATTTTCCTAGTGAGGGACAAGACTTAAAATCCAGAGACTGTAATGGTCGTGGCGGTTCGAGTCCGCCCACTCGCACCAAGATTTCTAGTGGATAAGGTTAACTTAGTTTTTATTTAAAAAACAAGGAGTTAACCATGAATCCAGCCCAGATTCAGATTCAAATAGAAAACGAAATGGAGTCAAGAGGCATTGATTCCTATCGTAAAAAAGTCCAGTCAAATATTGAGAAAGGAAGAGCCTCGGATAACACCTATGCAGTTCATCTGATCAAGGCAGGTTTACAGCCTCACTCTGATGCAATAAAAGAGTTTGTTGACAGAGCGTGGCGAGGTAAACCAGGTCCAAAAGCCATAGCTGCAAAACTACTGCAGCAGTTTTCTAATCCAGATGTAGTCTCATACATCACCTGGAAGGCTGTTTTAGACCTTGTCAGCAGTGAAAAAGCTACTGCTACAGCTGTTGCTATCAAAATTGGAAATCTATTAGAAGACGAGCTTAGATTTACTGTCTTCCAAAAGAAAGATCCAAAGTTATTTAAAGTTCTGAAAAACCATATATCAGATACCAAACATCACGGTTATAGAAGAACCATGATGATGGGTCATATGCGTAATCATGGTTATGAAGTTTCAAAACTGGAATAAAGAAGACAGGTTAAGAGTTGGCCTGAAACTAATTGAACTGCTGATGCACTCTGTTGGTTTGGTGAAGATGGTTACTAGGGGAAACTTCCATAACAAGACTAGGAAGACTTATCTGGAATTTACAGAGGAGTCTATGTCTTGGATTAAGAGACAGAAGAGTAATAGATTAGCTGCTTATCCTTTGCTGATGCCTTGTCTAATTCAACCAAGGGAATGGCCTGATGGTGGCTTCTATTCAGAAAGATTGAGAAGAATTAAAGAGGTAAAAACTTCTGACACTATTTATCTAAATGATTTAAGGAATAAGAAACCAACTGCTTTCTATGAATCTCTTAACGCCTTACAAAATACAGAATGGTCAGTAAATAAAGAGGTTTTAGAAATAGCTAACTACTGCTGGGATACAAATACTCCTGTTGGCTGTCTGATAGATGCTGAACCTGAACCTTTACCACCTAAACCATTTGATATAGCAGAGAATGATTTGGCACGTAAGAAGTGGAGGAGACAGGCTTCTATTATCCATGACCTAAATGCACATAACCGAGCTAAAAGGTTTCAGTGCATGATGATGCTGGATACCTCAGAAAAGTTTAGTACTGGTTCTTTTTATCACGTAGCACAGGCAGATTTTACCGGACGAATTTATCCGGTATCTGGTACTTTCAACCCACAGACAACAGATTTATCAAGGGGGCTGCATCAGTTTGCTGAAGGTGGTCCAATTAAGAATGCAAAAGATGCAAATTGGTTAGGTATTGCTGGAGCAAATCACTGGGGACTGAATAAGAAAAGCTTTAAGGAAAGAATTAACTGGGCATATAACGAAGGCAAACATATGGCTATTGATGTAGCTGGTAATCCTGAAGGTTATGTAGGTCTATGGTCTAAGGCTGATGATCCGTTTCAGTTCTTAGCATGGTGTCTTGAATGGAGTCAGTTTCATGATGAAGGGTTTGGTTTTATTAGCAGGCATCCTGTCCTTCTGGACGGTAGTAATAATGGTTTCCAGCATCTGGCTGCTTTAACCCTTGATCAGGATCTTGCTGCTTCTGTAAACCTGCTTGCATCTGAAGAACCACAGGATTTATATAACAATATAAGAACAAACTTAATAGTTAATCTTGCAGATAGTGACAGTATTTATGCACAGGACTGGTTCAATCACAGGGAATTAATAACAAGAAAGTTAATTAAAAAGCCTATTATGTGCATACCTTATTCAGGAACTATCTACGGTATTACTAATATAATTATAGATTACGTTGCAAAAGAAAAAATAGAATTTCCTTGGGGTACAGATAGTTTTAAGCACTATCAGTACCTTGCGATAAAGATAAAAGAATCAGTGGATAACGTCTGTCCTACTGCTTCTAATGTTATGAATTACCTGAATGGTATTGCCAGATGTTTTGCTAAAGAAGATAAAATAATTGAATGGACTACACCTTCCGGCTTCTTTGTTAAACAAAACTATTTAGTCACTAAAAGTAAACAAATAGAGACCAAATTTGGTCATAGCAAAGTCAGGTTACACCTTGCAGAAAATACAAAAGACGTAGACAAAAAGAAAACAACCCAGAGTTTTCCTGCTAATTTTATTCATTCACTTGATGCTGCTAATGTTCATTTAGCCCTGCAAAAAGCAAAGGCAAAAGGATTAAATCAGTTTACAACTATCCACGATTGTTTTGGCGCTCCTGCATCAGACATAGAAGACTTTATTAACTGTGCTAAAGAAAGTTTCGTACAAATTTATCAGGACTATGTATTAGATGATCTTTATAACCAAGCAGCTAAACAATTAAAAGATCCAGCTAAATTACCATCACCATTAGACATGGGAGAATTACATATCAGTGAAGTTATGTCAGCTCCTTATGTATTTTCATGAAAAGGAGTGACAAGGGAACAATGAACAGTAATATGACTTACGCGCATGACAGACCTTCTAGGTTTTCTAAGCGATTACAACCGACCTACTACCAGATTCTCACAAATGAATCCTAAATACTGAAGTTTTTAAGTGTTACTACACCAATCAGCAAATTTCAATTCGCATGGCTTGTAGAACCAGACACTAAATTTGATCCAATGGGGGAGTGGAGAACTCACTTGCCTTGTTGAACAGGAAGAATCACAGGAAATTGAAAGTCAATTAACTGGTCTTCTTGATAGATGGAAAGCTCAGTTAAAAGCTGCTAGTCCTAACAAGAAATTTAAACTTGCTCAACTCCCTTGGGGTTTTGAAGAAGTTACTGATGGAGGAGAAACCAAGGGTTACTTCAAGATCAAAGCTAAGACAAAGGTAGGAGGAAGCAGACCTGATGGAACTGTATGGAAGAACAGAGCACCTGCTTTATTTAATGCTGATGGTTCTGTTATGTCTGACAGTCAAAAAACCTTAGTCAATAAGTGTGGTCCAGGTACTACAGGACAAGTTAACCTTCGCTGCAGTGGATGGGAAACACCTGCTTTTGGAGTTGGAATTAAGATCCAGATCGAAGCAGTCATGATTAAACATCACGTGGAATATGCAAGAAGTGCAACTGGGTATGGCTTTCAAACGGAAGAGCCAGAGGCACCAACCCAAGAATGCCCAATGCCAGCAGCCAACGTTGCAGCAGACGAGTTCTAAACAAAAGTACAGAAGTAAATTTGAAGCTGGAATTGCCGCTACCCTACTTAAAAAGAAAGTTGCCTTTAGTTATGAATCCCTGGATCTTAAGTACGTCATCCGTGGCACTTACAAGCCTGATTTTATTCTCAGTCAAAATGGGATCATCATTGAAACCAAAGGTTATCTGTCCCCAGAAGACAGAAGAAAAATGGTTGCGGTTAAGGCGGCAAATCCCAGTTTAGATATACGTTTCTGCTTTCAAAACGCTAAGACAAAACTTAGCCGAGGTAAAAAGAGGAGTCTTTCTTATGGTCAATGGGCTGATAAGAATGGCTTCCCATGGTGCGATAAAACTATTCCTGCTGATTGGTACTAATGGATAACAAAGAACGCATTGAACATGCAGAGCAAAGGATAAAAGACTTACAAGCACTAATCGAACATTGGAAAATCAATGACAGAAGACAACAAGTACCTAAGAAAGGAGCCTTGTCCTGAATGTGGCAGTAAAGACAATCTTGCTGTCTATTCAGATGGTCATGCTTTCTGTTTTGGTTGCAGTTACAGAAGACCTGCACCAACAGAAAAGAAACACAAACACAAACGCAAAACTTATTACTCACCTAGCCCAGTGACTAAACCATTAATAAAATTTGTCACCCCTAAAGAACTTCCTAAACGTGGTATCACAGAGGAAACAGCTAAATTCTTTAACTATGGAATAGCTGATTACAATGGTACTCCAGTTCAAGTTGCTACTTATGAAGATCAATTAGGTAGACAGTCAGCACAACACATCAGGTACAAAGACAAAAGATTTATCTGGGTAGGTGACTGTAAAAACGTACAACTCTGGGGTCAAAGTAGATGGAGAAACCATGGTTCTTACGGCAATGTTTTCTGTGTAATTACTGAAGGTGAAATAGATGCAATGACTATTAGTCAGGTTCAGGGAAATAAATTTCCTGTAGTTTCCCTTCCCTCTGGTGCTCCTTCTGCTAATAAGTATTTAGCTGCAAATTTAAAATGGCTAAATCAATTTTCCAGAATTGTTCTTTGCTTCGATTCAGATGACCCTGGAGAAAAAGCAGCAGAAAAAGCAATTGAAATATTACCTGCTGGAAAAGCAGCTATATGCAGACTTCCAAGAAAAGATGCTAATGAAATGCTCCTCGCAGGAGAAGCAGAAGAACTTAAAAGTCTGCTGTGGAAAGCAACACCTGTTAGACCGGATAGCATCCTCAACGCATCAGACTTATGGGAAGAATTAACTAAAGAAGGTGCAAGTTCTGTTTGTCCTTTTCCTTATCCACTGTTAGATCAATTCACTAGAGGTTTTAGAAAAAGCCAGATGGTGACAATAGCAGCAGGATCAGGAACAGGAAAAAGCACAATTTGTAGAGAATTTGCCCACCACTTTTTAAAGAATAAACTAACTGTTGGTTATATCGCATTAGAAGAATCAGTCCAGAGAACTATGCAGGGAATCTTAGGCATAGAACTAAATAAGCCGCTGCATTTAGAAGATAATATTGAAGATATAGATGAATTAAAAGTAGCTTTTGATAGGTTGTTTGGTACAGAAAAGCTCTTTCTTTATGATCATTTTGGCAGCCTTGATCCAGATAGATTAATAGAACAGATTCAGTACATGGCTACAGCAGAAGGAGTTGATGTAGTTATCTTGGATCATCTGACAATTGTGGTCAGTGGCTTAGCTGATGTGGATGAAAGAAGAGCAATAGATATTACCTGTACAAAACTTAGACAGGTGGTTGAAAGTACTGGTGTTGCTTTAATTCTTGTTAGTCATTTAAGAAGACCACAAGGTGTATCGCATGAACAGGGACAACAGGTAAGTACTTCTGATCTAAGAGGTAGTTCTGCCATTCTTCAGCTATCAGATCTTTGTATCTCTGCTGAAAGAAACCAACAGGGAGACCCTGGTGAAAGGTCTGAACTACAACTAAGGGTTTTAAAAAACAGGCACACGGGCATGACAGGACCAATAGATAAGCTCCTGTATGACCAAAACACTGGTCGGCTTTCTATTCCTATGTCCACTTATTTTGGTGCTTAACCATGACAATAAAATTTACTAAAGCAAAACCAGCTCAAAAAGGAACAACACTCAAACAAGCTTGCGAGTACCTAAACCATTGGGCTAATGATACTAGGCCAACTCAGGAAGAATACGAAGAAGCACTAAAAGGTGGTGGTTTTACTCGTTTTAGATTGATGTGGAGAATGTGGCACATAAGTAAATATCGAGAAGGAGAAATGGGAATCTTGACGATCAAATCGAAAAAAGGATCAGTTGTGAACAAACCATTTACAAGGACTGATGGAAGCATTGATGTTTCCCATCTTCCAAGTCCAACAAGACGATATTTATGTGTTGGTCGTAATCAAACTCTTTTAATAAAATGACACTACTAATTGATGCTGACTGGTTAATTTATTCTTCCTGCTGCAGCTGTGAACAAGACGTTAAGTGGAATGAACACTTACATACCCTTCACTGTGATGAACGTGACATCCATGAAATGATTGATGGAAGAGTTGAGTACTACCAGAAAATTGCAGAAGATTTTGATGACCCAGTGATGTGTTTTACCCAGTACCCAACTTTCAGACACACAATCTTTCCTGACTACAAAGCCAATAGAAAAAGCAAACGTAAACCATTAGCTCTTTATGCAATGGTTGAACAGATAGGTCAGAGATATAAGTCAGCTAGTTATACAGGGTTAGAAGGTGATGATGTTATGGCTTTACTTGCTACATCTAAACAATATCCTAATCCAGTTATTGTCTCTCCTGATAAAGATATGAGGACTGTTCCCTGTACGCTCTTGGCTAATGATGACATGGAGTTAATCACCAAGAAAAAAGCAGATAGACACTGGATGATTCAGGCTTTAACAGGAGATTCAACTGATAATTACAAAGGCATTATTGGTTGTGGTCCTGTTACTGCTGAAAAGATTCTTGGTGATGCTAAAACTTTGCCTCAAATGTGGGACAAAGTAGTAGCTGCTTACGAAAAGAAAAAACAAACGTTTGCTGATGCTGTTCTTACTGCTCAGCTTGCCCGTATTCTCCGCAAAGGAGACTATGATTTTAAAACTCAAGAGGTAACACTATGGACTCCATAAACCCTGACTACTACAAAGGTTATGCAATACAACCTATTGAATACATTACGAAAAATAATCTAGGTTTCTGCGAAGGAAATGTAGTTAAATATATTTCCCGCTGGAATAAAAAAGGTGGTACAGAAGATTTAAGAAAAGCTATTAGGTATATAGAAATTCTTTTAGATAATGAAACTAATTAACATGTCTGTTATACTGTCTTACTCAAAATGAACTACAATAAGCCTGAACCTCTTCCTTTTCCTGTTTTATCTGATGAGTTAATTAACGCTCTGGATAGTCATTTTCCACAACGTCACCCAGATTTATCTTTTACTGATAGAGAAGTTTGGTTTAAGGCAGGTCAAAGAGCAGTAGTTGATTATCTTATTGAACAACAAGCAAGACAAAAGGAGACAATGCTTACAAACAACATTCTGGAAGGCCAAATCTAATGTGCGTTTTTTCTTCTCCTAAGCCACCACCAACACCACGAGCCCACTAGCTCCACGCACCAAGACCTGAATCAACTGCAAAAGCTCCTGTGGTTGGCAGAAAAAGAGCAGTTGCTAAAAGAACTCCAGCTTCAAAAAAATCTGGTGGTTCAGGTTCAAGAATTACAGGTGGGACAAAAGCAGCTAAAAGATTTGGTACTCGTTCTTTAAGAATCCCTCTTATGAATACAGGTGGTTCTGGATCAGGTAATCTCAATTACTAACAATGAACTCTGCATTAGGTGAAACAGCTGTTGCCAGATTTGAGCAACTACAAGGTGATCGTTCTACTTTTTTAAGAAGAGCACAGGATGCTTCTAAGTTAACTATCCCTGCTTTAATACCGGAAACTACTGGTAATTCTGCAAAGCTTAAAACTCCTTTCCAGGCTGTAGGTGCTAGAGGTGTTAACTCTTTAGCATCTAAATTACTTATTGCTTTACTTCCTCCTTCTACTCCTTTCTTCAAACTTAGTATTGATAGTCTGGAGTTAATGAAGGAAGGACAAGAAGGATTAGAAACAGAAATAGATAAAGGGTTAAGAGTAATTGAAGCAGCCTTGATGAATGAGATAGAAATATCTAATGACAGAGTTGCAATGTTTGAAGCTCTTAAGCATTTAATAGTTGGTGGTAATGTTCTTCTTTATCTAACTGACAATGGATTAAAGGTTTATCACCTTAATAGGTACGTTTGTAAACGTGATGATGTAGGAAACATATTAGAAATTATTACTAAAGAAACAGTTCATCCACAAGCATTGCCAAGTGATTTCTTGGAGATGATTAAGAAGAAGGAAAATTATGATGCAAAAGATTTTGATGAAGACCTAGATATATACACCTGTATAAAAAGGTATGGAGATGAATTTACTTGGTTCCAAGAATGCAAAGGAGAAAAGATTCCTGGTACTGACGGTAATTCTAAAATTGATGTATCACCTTGGATTTGTCTTCGATGGGTAAGGATTGATGGTGAAGATTATGGAAGAGGATATGTAGAAGAGTATCAAGGAGACTTAATTAGTCTTGAAGCTTTAATGCAGGCAATTATTGAAGGAGCTGCTGCCAGTGCTAAGACTTTATTCCTTGTTAATCCTAATGGTGTAACCAGAGCTGCAACCTTAGCTAAAGCTCCTAATGGTGCTATTCGTGAAGGTAATGCACAGGATGTTTCTGTCTTACAGGTAAATAAAGGAGCTGACTTCCAAGTTTCTTTTTCTGCTATTCAGCGTATTGAATCAAGACTTGAATATGCCTTCCTTATGTCCAGGTCAATTCAAAGAGATGCTGAAAGAGTCACTGCTGCTGAAGTATCAATAATGGCTAATGAACTAGAGAATAGTCTGGGTGGAATCTATTCAATACTGACTCAAGAGTTTCAGCTTCCTTACTTAAAGAGAAGGATGCATATGTTAGTCAGATCAGGTAAAGCTCCTAAGCTTCCAGAGAAGATAGTTAAACCTAAGATTGTTACTGGTCTACAAGGTTTAGGTAGAGGTAATGACAGGGCTAAGCTGGTTGAATTTATTGGTACTGTTTCTCAGGCATTAGGACCAGATGTAATGAAGATGTATATGAATGTAGACGAAGCAATCAAACGTTTAGCCAACAGCATTGGAATAGATACAGCCAACCTTGTTAAATCACAAGAACAGATACAACAAGAAATGCAAGCACAACAACAGCAGCAACTTATCCAACATCTTGGACCAGCTGCTTTGGGTTCTCCTTTATTGGACCCACAGAAAAACGCTCAAGCACAACAACTAACAGAGGAAACTGATGCCAACCAAGAAGCAGTCTGAACCAGCACCTAAAGCTGAAACACCAAAGATTGAAACACCTAAAGTTGTAGTAAAGAAAGAAGAAGTTACTACTCAACTTACTGTTTCTAAACCTAACGAGCCTGAACAGAATCCTATCCCTAGAAAGACAGGGGATTTCAAAACTCGTAAAGGCAATACAATAACTTTTAACTAACCACCCAGAGGTTTTATGGCTACATCACAAGTCGCAACATCAGAAACTCCTCCAATGACCACGGAGGATTTAGCTAATCTTGAAAAAGATGAAAACGGTTTAATACTTGGTAAGTTTAAATCTGTTGAAGATCTTGCTAATTCTTATAAAGAACTGGAAGGCAAGATAGGTCAAACACCTACAGAAGAATCAACACCTGAAGCTTCTACTGAAGAAGAAACTAAAGCAGAAGAAACAAAGACAGAGGAATCTGACTTTGACGCTGCTGAACTTTATGGTGAAGGTTTAGCGAATACACTTGAAGAAGCTGGTATAGATGCTCAGGACATTTCTACTAGGTTCCAAGAATCTGGTGAAATCTCTGAAGATGACTACACCAAATTAGGAGAAGCAGGTTTCTCTAAAGGAATAGTTGATTCTTATCTTGCTGGTATAAAAGCACAGCAAGCAGGTGTAGCTGAAGTAGCTGAAACTCAAATTAAAGCTATTCAAGATTCAGTAGGTGGAGCAGAACAGTATGGAAAGCTAACAGCTTGGGCTGTAGAAAATCTTCCTCCTGATCAAGTAGAAGCTTTTAATGCTTTAACTGAAACAGGTAATGCAGCTTCTATTCAACTTGCCGTTAACGGTATTCAATCTCAATACAACAATGCTATGGGTAAAGAACCTTCTCTAGTTACTGGTAAAGCTGGTCAAAGTGGAGTCACTCCATTTAGATCAACAGCTGAAGTAGTAACAGCTATGAAAGATGCCAGGTATGGCAAGGATGTTGGTTATACAGAGAACGTTCAAAGACGATTAGCAGATTCAAGTGTATTTAACGTAAAAGGATAAATAGCCTATGGATTTAAATGATCCTTCTTTGCAGTCCCTTCTGTGGGGGCTGCTTTTTTTATGCTCTGAAATAGTGGCTTTGTCACCTTTAAAGAGTAATGGTCTGGTTCAGTTTGTTTTAAATATCATCAAACTTATGAAAGTTAGTGGTGTTAGTAAAACTAAATAACTGTTATTATTCAAATACTTCTAGGTTTTCTAAATATTAAGTTGCCCCTTGCGAGGGATAACACCTTGAGAAAAGATTCGCCCAGGAAGTATCAAACACCTTTTTTAATCTTCACTCTCAAGGAGTAACCCGTGACTAACGCAACAGCGTCAAGACTGGGTCTGGTTAACAATAGTGGAACCGCCTACGAAGCTTTATTTCTTAAAGTTTTTTCTGGTGAAGTGCTAACTGCTTTCTCTGAAAACAATGTTTTCTCAGACGCATTACATACCGTAAGAACTATTTCTTCAGGTAAGTCAGCACAATTCCCTGTTACAGGCACAGCATCAGCCGCCTTAATTTGGTAGGGCCTTTTGTTGGTAACAACAAATAGAGAATAGGGTGAATTGACTGGAAATACCTNCNAACAAAAAAGGACAATCAGCAGCCAAGCTAGGTCACAACCTAGAAGGTTCAACGACTAACTCCCGACAGGAAACTGAGTAACGGAGACACGAGTGCCCTACATCCATCACTGGATGAAGATATAGTCTGAACTGCATCAATGGTAAAGATGTAGAACCAAGGGATAAAGAGCCTTTGGGATAACAATATTGACCACACACCTGGTAACTTACTAACAGGTGGTGCAATCCTTCACAATGAGAAAGTCATCAACATAGATGACCTACTTATTGCTCAGACATTCGTCGCAAACATTGACGAATTGATGAACCACTATGACGTAAGAGCAATCTACGCTAGTGAACTAGGTAAGGCACTTGCTAAAACATACGATCAGAACGTTGCTAAATGTATAGCTAACGCTTCTAGGGCTTCTACTACTCTTACCGGTGGTAGTGGTGGTACTGTTCTAACTCTTGCTTCTGGTAATACTGCAACTGCAAACGTTACTGGTGATGAGTTAGCAGCAGCTATCTATGACATTGCTCAAGCATTTGATGAGCGTGACATACCTAAGACAGACAGATTCGTAGTACTTCCACCAGCGGAATATTACAAGCTACCTGAATCAGCTACTAGAACTATTAGTACTGACTTCAACCCAGGTGGTAATGGTTCATTTGCTTCAGGAAATGTTCAGCAGATTGCAGGTATGCCTGTGATTATGTCTAACAACATTCCTCAAAGTAACGTTGGATCTAACCCTGGTGGTTCAAATAACACTTACTCAGGTGACGATAGTAAGACTATTGGTTTGGTCTTCCATAAGTCAGCTGTAGGTTACAGTGAAACTACTTGATATGACTACTGAAAATCTCAGGTAATGATTATCAGGTTATGTATCAAGGAACATTGATGGTTGCTAAGTACGCTCTAGGTCACGGAACTCTCCGTCCTGAAGCTGCTGCTACTATCAAGCTTTCTGCTTCATAAACCGTTAACTGAAGGGTACTCATATAATGTGGGTACTCTTCTTTTTTTCTGTTATGGCTTACGGTAAGAAAAAAGTAAAAACAAAAGGCACTAAGAAAAAATGACAGCAACAACAGAACTAGAAGCAGTTAACATCATGCTTGCTGCTATTGGTGAATCTCCAGTTAATACACTGACAGGTACTCTTCCTGTTGATGTGAAATTAGCTCAAACAACTTTGGAAGAAGTTAATAAAGAAGTTCAAACAGAAGGCTGGTCTTTTAATACAGAAATCAATGTAGAACTAACTAGAGATGGTTCTAACCATATTGCTTTGTCTTCTAATGTTTTAATTGTTGATCCTAATATTCATGATCATCCAGATGTAGATGCAATTCAAATAGGTCTAAAACTATATGACAGAAAAGAACATAAGTATGAATTTGATGATGATCTAAAATGTACGGTTGTTTATTTCCGTACCTTTAATGACATCCCTGAACCTGCTAAACGTTATATCAACATCAAAGCAGCAAGAATCTTTGTTGATCGTTTAGTCAGTGATGAAGGATTAAGAACTTACACACAACAAGATGAAGTAAGAGCAAGATCTATATTAATGGAAACAGACTTATCTAATGCAGATCACAATATCCTTAGAGGTGATCCTGCTTTAACTAGTGTCTTTAGTACTTATTCACCAGCTAACGCTTTAATCAGGTAACTATGGCTGTCATTTCAAGAGCTATTCCTACTCTTCTTAGAGGGGTATCACAAGCTGCTGACCTAACAAAACAACCAGATCATGCAGACATACAGGAAAATGCTAATAGCTCTCCAGTACAGGGATTAATAAAGCGCTCTGGCAGTCAATACATAACTAATATTAGTAATTCAACTCTTGGTAACGTACATATTCAAACGATTAATAGAGATGTCAGTGAAAGATATATAGCTGTTTTTAGTAATGGAAATGTCAAAGTATATGATTTAGCAGGAAATGAAAAGACAGTAAACAAACCAGATGGAGTTACTTATTTAACAACAACAAATCCAAGAGATGAAATAAAGACTGTAACTATTGCTGACTATACCTTTGTAGTTAATACAAGTATTACCGTTGCAATGGATACTGCTGTTAGTCAGGGAAGCAGTGTGGGAGCACTTGTTTTTATTAACCAAGTGACATCAGATACTGACTATTCAGTAACAGTAGATAGTACAACTGCTACTTACAACACAGGTACAAGTAATTTAAAAACATCAACAATAGCAGCAGATTTAAAAAGTGATTTAGATGGTGGATTGTCTGGTTTTACTGTCACCCAGAATGGACCTGTTTTATGGATAAGAAAAAATGACGGATCTAATTTTTCAATTGATGCTACTGATTCTCAAGGTAACTCACAAATAACTTTAGTTAAAAACTCTGTCCAAACTTTTACTGATCTACCAACAACTGCACCTAATAATTTTGTTGTAGAAGTAAAAGGAGATGATACAACTAACTTTGATAATTACTACGTTAAGTTTGTTACTAATAATGGAGGAACATTTGAAGAAGGACAGTGGGAGGAATGTTTAAAAGCAGGTATTACTTATAAGTTTAACTATGACAAAATGCCTCATATTCTGCTAAGACAGGCAGATGGTAACTTTAGATTTGCCAGAGCAGATGGTGATACTTATACAATTAGCAGCGTAGATTATACATTACCTAAATGGGGAGAACGTACTGTAGGTGATGAAGACACTGCACCTAATCCAACATTAGTTGGTACAACAATAAACAATGTATTCTTCTTTAGAAACAGATTAGGCTTTCTTGCTGATGATAATGTTTGCATGTCAAGAGTATCTGAGTTCTTTAATTTCTACCCAGAAACTGTAACTACTATTGTTGATAGTGATCCTATAGACATTGCAGCTAGTCACACAAAAGTATCTATTTTAAAACACGCAGTAACAATGGGAGAACAGTTAGTTCTATTCTCTGATCAAACACAATTTATATTAGAAAGTTCTATTGCAGAAGTCTTAACACCTAAAACAGCTAACGTTACTGTTGCAACTGAATTTGAAAACAATACAGCAGCAACCCCTGTAGGAGCTGGATCTAGTATCTATTTCTTAACTAAGAAAGGATCATTCTCTGGTGTTAGAGAATATGTAACACAAGAAGATGTTTATCTTAAAGATGCTGCTGATACTACAGTTCATGTTCCTAGATATATAGAAAATGGTAGTATTTAAGATGGCAGTTTCTACTAATGAAAATGTACTTGTTTTACTAGGAACAGATAGCCCAAATAAACTTTATGTTAATCGTTGGCTATATGGTAATAACTTTGAAAAGGTATTAAATTCTTGGTGTACTTATACATTTAATTCTGCAAAAACAATTAGAAATATAGATTTTATTGACACTGATTTATATTTAGTAGTTGAAGAAGCTAACGGTACAACATTAGAAAAGATTCCATTTGAAGCTGACTACAGAGAAGCTAATGCTGATTTTGAATATCATTTAGATCATAAAGTTACTGAAGCAACTACAGGAGTTTCTAAAAGTTATAGCAGTTCTACTGGTCTAACTACATTTACTCTTCCTTATAGATTAAAATGGAGACATGAATATTGTTGGTAGATATTTAGGCTCAGGAGAAACAAGTACTTATGTAAAATGCTCAAGGAGCAACAGTTAATTTAAAACCTGGTCAAACTCTACAAACTACAAATACATCTAACGGATCTACTACCACTATTACTGCCACAGGTAATTTTACTAACAGTAAGTTTATTGTTGGTGAACCATTTGAAATGCACTATCGATTTAGTCAGCAACGATTAACTCAAGGAGAAGGTGCTGGTAGTGAATTAATTAGTGGAAGGCTTCAGCTACATCATTTTATATTAAGTATGAGGATACAGGCTTCTTTAAAGTAGAAGTAACACCTGACCATAGAGATACAAGTACACATACGTTTAGTGGAAATGTACTTGGTGCTGCTTCCAGTACGATTGGTTCTATTAATTTAGCTACAGGAATGTTCAGAGTCCCTGTAATGAGTAAAGCTGATAGGGTCAATATTGATATTAAAAACAATACATTTTTACCTACACAGTTAGCTAGTGCTGAATATGAGGCTATGTTCCATATGAGATCTAGAAGGATTTAATGGGGCATCTAAGGAAATCTACCGTTACTGATTTGAATTATGTCATCGATAATTTAAGAGTTTTAGATAAAGTTGAAGCTTGGTATCAAACCGGAGAACAACCGGAAGAAGCAGTTAGAAGGACATATTTATCATCTAAAAAAGTAATGACAATTGCTGGTGATGATGATCAGCCAATGGGTTTATGTGGAGTAATAGTTAATGGTGTTATATGGATGGTTGCCACTGAAGAATTATTTAGTACAAGAAAATATAAGATTCAATTAATAAGAGAAGGAAGAAAGTGGATAGATAATCTTTTGCAAAAGGAGAATGTCTTATATAATTGCGTATATGCAGAGAATCGGTCTGCTATTAAATGGTTAAAGGCACTTGGCTTTACCTTTGTTAAGTTCCATTCTGAATACGGTCATATGAAGAAACCTTTTTTTGAATTTGTGAGGATCGCTTAAATGTGCGTTGATCCGGCTACTTTAACTGTTGGGCAGTTGATGGCTGCACAGCTGGCAGCAACAGCAGTAACTGCTGGATTTCAGTACCAACAACAGCAGAAGGTAGCAAACTATCAATATGAAGCAGCACAAAGAGCAGCTGAATCAGCTAACCAGGCGTTTGTAGATCAACAGGAAGGTTTAAATGCAAGACTAAGAGAAGAAAAGCAAGCAGCAGACCAACAGAAATTTGACGTAGCAAAGAAAACTCTTCAAGCAAAAGGAGCAATCAGAGCAACAGAAAGAGCAGGTTTAACTATTGATTTATTATTAGCTGATGCAGAAAGAGAAAAAGGTAATTGGACTAATGCTTTAAACCAGACGATTCAATCAGCTGACCAGCAATATAGAAGAAACTTAAAAGGATTAGAAGCACAAAGAGAAGGAAGACAAAACCAAGCAATTGATATGTATAACACTGCTTCTGCTAATGCTCCTTCTTTATTAGGAACTATCGCTAACGTTGCTAATACTGGCCTTACTAATTACATGAACTATCAAGCCTTAGCTGACAATCCAACTAGATAACTATGACTAACAGTTTCAGACCACAAGCATCTCCAGTAGATACCTTTGTCTCTCCTAGTACAGTAGCTCCTACTACTGGGTTTGATCAGTTAGTTAACGCTCTTAAAACTGTTAACCCTTCTATTAATAAATACTTTGACTCAAGGATTAGAGAAGAAATAGCAGATGAACAACAAGAAGGTGCAGAACTAGCAATAGAAGAATCTGTTAAAGGTTTTAAAAATATTACCAAGTCAGTTAGAAAAAAAGATGGTGATGATGCTGCTAGACAATTAATAGGTGGAAGTATCTTTGCTGATCGTGCTTATCAAAAAACTAAAGCTAATATTTTAGGCAACAATATTAAAAGCAAATTAGAAAATAGTTATGCAACTACAAAGATAAATAATCAACCTTTATCAGCTTATAAATTTGAATCACAGGAATTTCAAGGTTGGTTAGAACAACAACGTAATACTGTTATTGATCAAATAGGTGATGTTAATTCAACTTACGTTAATAAATATTTTATTCCAAAACTGACTGATGCTACAGCTAATATTACTGGTCATCATATTAAACAATACAAAGAGTTTAAGTTTGAAGCCTTAAAATCATTATCTGCTTCTATTGTTGAGCAGGTTATTGCTTTAGATACAGATTCAGCAAAAGAACTTATACAAGGTTATGAAATAAGTATGGGTGATTTAGGTATTAGTGGAAAAGATAGACAATCAATTAATAAAGCTATTCTTGATGCAATTATGGCTGAAGCTGAAACGGTAGGAATTGATGGTGATATAGAAAGAGCAGAAGACATTCTTGAACTAGCAGGTTTATTTCCTTATGGACCAGGTGGAACACTTTCTTTAACAAAACATCCAGATTTCAAAAAACAAGCAAATCAACTTGAAAGACGATTAGCAGAAATATCTTTTCAAAATGCTAGAAAAAAGGAAATAGAAGAAAAAAGAGCTAAAGAAGATGATGTTGTAACTAGTCTAAAAACCTATGCTCAAGCTTTAAGTAACGACGATCCTGATGCTAATAAAATTCTTGATGATTTAATTCTTAGACAACCAGATAAAGCAGCAAAGATACAAACGAATCAAAGTGCTTTAGATGGTGATACAAGAGAACGTTATGCTCAACTTCAAAGACAAATAATAGATGGTGATTTTGGTTCAGAAGGAGATGCAGCTATAGCAGCTTTGGATTGGTTCCAAGATCCAAGAACACCTAAAACAGCTGCAAATATCAATTTATTTAATGACTTAATACGTTATGCAGATAAAGTAGAATCTGGACAATTTACAGAGATCAATAAAGCACTCACAGAACTTAAAGGTCAAATAGCTGCTGAGTTTAGAAAAGATGGAAACTCAAATATTTTTGGTCAGTTAAACGGTACTGCTTCTAAAGATCTAAATAATTTAATTAACAGAGCCTCTGATGAATTAAGACTTTGGAGATTAGGTTTAGATAAAGACCCAACACCAACAGAAGAGTTTGAAAAGATTACAGAGATACGAGACAAGTATTTAGAAGAAGCTCGTAAGAAAACTAATCCTTTAGGCGATCAATTAAATAATCAACCAGAAGAATCCTTACCAGGAGTACCTGATGTTTCCCCTTTAGGTGATCAAAGTTCCAACCCAATTATTGACGCTGCTAATCAAATTGCTAACGCTCTTACAGGTACGGCACCAGCAGCAGCTGGCACATTAGAAGAAGCACAAGAACGAGGAGAATTAATGACAGAAGAACCACAAATTAAAACCACAGGTGATGGTGTAGAAAGAATGAATAATAACTTTCCTACTATTTATAAATTAGCTAAAGAAGTAGGTATCAAATTTCCTAGAAATAGTAAGCTGCCCAATTCAGCTTAGAATCAGATCATGGAAAGAAAGCTTCAGGGAAAAATAATTACTTAGGAATTAAAGCAACACAAAAAGAAATAGCTGATGGAAAAGCAACCTTAGTTCAAACAGGAGAAGTAATAGATGGGAAAGAAGTAGTGATCAAAGATTACTTTAAAGATTTTGATACTTTAAAAGATATGTTGTTGCATTACAAAGAGCAGTGGAACGATAACTATAAAGATAGAAAAGGTACTTCAACCAGTTCATCTGTGGAAGAAGCCGTTAAACTTCTAAAATCTAATGGTTATGCTACTGATCCAGACTATGTTAAGAAGATACTAAACATCATTAAAAGTGCCAAAGCAGAACCTGCCCTCTTCTAATTAATTAATCATGCCTACTCAAATAGAAAGATTCTTCAAAGACAATGAAGACTATAGTTACTTAGGTTTTCCTGAAGGAGATAAAGATAGACCTTCTAAAGTAGTTGCTGGTCAAATTGTTAGAGGAGCTATTAGTGGTCCGATAAAAGCTATTAATGAAACAGTAGAAACTGTTGATGATGTATATGATTATTTTGCTGGCAACCCTTATGACAATAATGATTTAATTGATCTTCAAAGTATTGGTCTAGAAGTAGAAGGAGATAAAGAAGATTGGAAATACACAGTTCCACAAGCCGTAACACAGTTCTTACTACCTATGGGGTTAGTAGGTGGTGCTACGAGAAAGGTAATAACTAATCCTTGGGCTAGAGGTGCTGTAGCTGGTTTTATTACTGATGCTGTTGTTCAAGATCCGTATGAAGAAAACTTATTTAATATGCTGGATGAAAATCCAAGGTTTGCCTCTCCAGTCACAGAAATATTAAAAGCAAAAACACCAAAAGAAATAGGAGTAGCAGAAGCAAGATTAAGACAAGCCACTGGTGGAACTTTGACGGGTGAAGTAGCTACTGGTGTTGTCTTAGGAGTTAGAGCTTTAAAGAAAGCACCTAAAGCAGTACAAGAAAGAATATTAAAGAGATTGATGAACGATGAAAATACAAGACTACGTTTATGCCGCAAGCGATGATATTGATAACCTTGGTGATGAAATAATTGATGAGTTTTCAGTTGCAAAATTTAGCGATGTAAATGAAGAAAATATTCCAAAAATACCTGATAGAGATTTAATTATAGAAATTGGAATTAGACAAAAAAATAAATTAACACCAAAACAAATAGCAAATAGAAAAAACGCACTTAAAAAGTTTCAAGCGTTAAATGATGAACAAGCTGCTATTACTAAAAAATTCTCAGACGCACCTTTATTAGACCTTGGAGATAGCACAAAATATCCTGAAGCACTTTTAGATAAAAGGGATGAGATCTACGATAAATTGGAAAAAGCAGGTGTCTTTAAGAAAGAACAAGAACTTCGTGAAAATGATCTTTTAAATAAATTATTAGAAGAACAAAAAAGAAGAAAAGCAGAAGGGATTCAAATAAAAATATCACCTGCAACACAAAAACTAGAAGATGTTTCTAGGGAGATGAGAGATTACAACCGTAAATACGGTCCTAACACAGGAGTAAAAAAAGATGAAATAATTCCTGATGTTTCTTTAACTAAAAGGCAAATACAAGATCGTTTAGCAGACTTTGATATAGAAGTAGCAACGATAAATAAAGAATTAGGTAAAATTGGGCCAAACTTTGAAGATGCAGCAAAGCTTGGAAAACAAGAAGAATTTACTGAATTAGTACAAAGAAAAATAAATATAGGTAATGAAAGAGATTCATTAACCAAACAACTAGCTACAGCACCAACTGGAAAGATAGCTGAACGGTTAAGAGAGAATTTAAAGAACGTAGCAGCATCAGATGCTAAAGCTTTAAGAGAAACACAAGAAGTACTTGAAGATGCTTCTAAAGCAACAGGAAGAAAGATCTTACCTGGTACACCTCATCCAACTGATGCAAAGAAAGTTAGAGGATATGACGGTAGATGGGTAACTCAAAAACACTTTGATCAAGTTACTGAATCAAAGAAAGGTGCTAATGAAATAAGAGCACAATTTGATCAGCCAGTACAAGAAGTAGCAGAACTATCACAAGCAAAAACTATTGATTTACGTCTGCTTAACGAAGGTAAAATTGATACCTATATAGATGGTCCAGTTTATATTGACAGAATAGAAAGAGATATAGATGGTCAATGGGTAACTTCATCAGGGCTAAGAGGAGATTATGATTTAACAATTAAAAATCCAGAAGATCTTAGAAAAAATAGAATTAAAAGAATTTGGATTTACAAAAAAAGAATTTTCAAAATTATCTACTCAAAAGAAAATAAATCTTTTGAAAAAAAGTTTTGACAAGACTAGAAAAGCTCTTCCTGAAGGTACTTATCAATTATATGGAACTGATGAAACAAGAAGATCTCTTTATGCAAGATGGTTTAAAAATGATACTGATGTTGAATGGTTTGATATAAAAACAGATCAACCAGCTAAACCAGGAAAAGATTCTTATGCTGTTTTAACAGTTAAAGATCAAGCACCTATTCGAGTATTCCACGGTACTTCTCCTGAATCCGCCAAACTAATTAGAGGTTCTGGTGTTCAATTTACTAATAAAGATTATGGAGTAATGGGTGAAGGTTTTTACATCACTCCTGATAAAGAATATTCCAAAGTTTATGGACCAGAAGTAATAGAAGGTTCATTACCTAATTCAGCAAAAATATTAGATATTACAGATCAAAATGCTTTCCAATGGGCAAAGAAAACAGGGATTGGTGAACCTACTGAATCTGTAGATATGGATAGTCATATACAGAAATACTTCTCTGATGAACAAAAAGATCAAATTGTAAAATGGGCTAAAGATAATAACTATGACGGAATAAAATTTGATCCCAACCCATTAGTACTAGGTACAGAAAGAGGAGCAAATGAATCGTTAATACCTGAAATTGTTTTATTTAATAAAGACCTTGCAAATAAAGTAGTCAAGAAAATAGATGCAGGTGGTGGTGGAGCAGTGCCTCCTAGAAAACCTCCTTCTGGTTCATCAGGTGCTGATGTTCCTCCTGTAGATCCAACTGATCCTAAAGTTCAATCTACCTTTAACCCTAAATTCCTTCCTGACTTAGATGTAGAAAAACTAATACTTGATGAAGCTGAAAAGGTAAAAAACCTAGATGCTTCTGGTCAGTGGCCTTATCGAAGAACGTTTAAAGATATGGTCAATAATGCTAATCAACTTTTACCTAAAGAAGTAATAGAACAGGCACGTTTGTTTAATGCCAGATATGGAAGAGGTGGAGAAAGTGATTTACCTGCAACTCTAATTGCAATGAATCAGCAGATGAATAAAAACGCTACTGCTTTATATGACTTATCTAAGGCTATGGATATGGCTTTAGCTACTGGCAATAAAGAAGGATTTGCTGAATTAAAAGAACAATTAATTAGAGAGACTAAAGTACTTGATGGTCTGATTACTCTTAATAAACCACTTAAAACAGTACCTGCTCAAACACTTGCAGCTAATAAAGCTGGGGGTGGTATTGCTGACAAAGTTGCAACAGTAGAAGACCTTGCATCAAGAACACCAGCAGAAAAAGCTATTGATCAAGCTGTTGATGTCAGAGGTGTAGTAGAAGACAGTTCTAAAGAAGTAGCAGAGCAACAAACAATCAAAGAAATTCTTGATGCTGCTGAACAAGGTGATAAACCAGCAATGAAGAAGCTGAGAACTGTCACTAAAAGACTTCAAGCTGCATCTGGTAATCCTGAAGCATTAAGAAGAATGGCTCAAGAAGGACCAATCATTAAAGGTCTAAGAGTTAGTAATGAAATATTTATCAACTCAATTCTTTCTGGTCCTGAAACTCATGCAGTCAACATTCTTTCTACTGCACTAAATACAGTTGCAAGACCTATTGAATTAATTGTTGGTTCAGGTAATAGACAACAGGCAATGAGAGGTGCAAAAGAACTTATGTATCTGACTCAATCAATAGGTGATTCATTAAAGATGGCTAAAGCTGCTTTCAGAATTGAAGATAATATTATTAACCCTGGAGCAATGATTCAAGATGCTTCTAGGTTTAATGTTCGTATGGATGGAGAAGGAACATTAGCCAATATCATTAACACCTTTGGAACAATACAAAGATTACCCTCTCGTTTTCTTTTAGCTGAAGATGAGTTCTTTAAGAGTATGAACTTTAGAGCTTATGTCAAAGCAAGTGCTTGGGAAAATGGAGTTAATAAAGGATTAAATGGTAAACAATTAAAAGCTTATATCCAAGATCAGTTTGATAAAACTATTGGCATTGTGAATGAAGGAAGTATGAAAAATACTAAGAGTATTGAAATAGCTGAGTTATACGAAAAAGCACAGCAATATGCAGCAGAAACTACTTTTACAGCTGATCTTCCAGCTGGTTCTTTTGGTAAGAAATTACAAGGTGTAGCTAGTCATCCAGCAGGAAGGGTTATCTTTCCTTTTGTAAGAACACCAATTAATATCTTTAAAGCTCAGGTCAGAAGAACACCTGGAGTTAATTTAATTCTTCAGGAATATAGACAAGCTTTAAAAAGTTCTGATCCTTCTGTAGCTGCTAGAGCTAGAGGAGAAATGGTGATAGGTGGTGCTGTATGGAGTGTTGCTGGTATAGCTGCTTATGCAATAAATGATGATTTTTCTGAATTAGCAATTACTGGTGGTGGTCCTTCTAATTATGATCTTTTAAATCAAAAGAAAGCAACAGGTTGGCAGCCTTATAGTTTTAGATTTATACAGAAAGATAAAAATGGTGAAGTCATTATTGGTCAAGACGGTAGACCAAAATATAAATATGTCAGTTTTAAACGTTTAGATCCTTGGTCTTCTTTCTTGATGATGGCTGCTGATTCAACTGCAATTACAGGTCAGTTAAGTCAACAGGATAGAGATGATTTTGGTGTTGCAGCTTCTGTTGCTTTAGGTAGAAACATTACTAATAAAACTTACTTACAAGGTATTACTGAATTATCAGACTTATTACAGAAGCCATATAAATTAGAAAGCTGGTTAGCAAGAAGAGTAGCTGCAACAGTTAACCCATTTAGTTCTTTAGGTAGATCAGCAGATAAATACTTTGACTCAACAATCATGGATAAAAGGGTAAGGCCAGGTGATGAGGGAATGGTTTTACTTAGAAGATTCCATAATGAATTAGCAGCAACAATTCCTGGTTACGGAGCAGAAATGAAACCTATTCAGAACTTTATCACTGGTTCTCTTGTTGAATACCCACCTGGGTATGGTCCAGATATTATGAACATAATGAATCCAATTAAAGAAACAAATAGCCTTAACAACTCAGTATTGACAACGTTAGTTGATATTGGAGCAAGAATAGAAAAGCCAAAAGATGAATTATTTGGAGGAATAAAATTAAACTCTGATCAATATTCTGACTTGGTAAATGATATTGCTTTTGTTAAAATAGGAGGTCAACGGATGGTTCATACTTTACATAAAACCATGCAACGCACAGATGTTAAAGCTCTTTTAGCAACAGCTAGAGGAGAGAACATTACAGCTGCTAATCAAGACATATCTGTAGCTGCTCAAGAAAAAGCAAGAGCAGATGCTGAACAAATATTCCGTAAGATCATCAACACCTATAAAAAAGCAGGTAGGGAGCAATGGCTAAGAAAACCTGAAAATAGAGAACTTGCATTAAAATATGATGCAGAGATCAATGCTATAAATGAGGCAAGAAGTAACTCAGTTTTAGACAACTTCAAACAACTTCAAGGTGCTACTAACTAACCATCATGGCAACTAACACAACAAACTCTTTTACCAATCACACTGGTAACAATACCGCTGGTCCTTTTTCTATATCTTTTGATTACTTAGCTGAATCAGAAGTAGTAGTAACTGTTGGTGGAGTAACTAAAACTCAAACAACCCATTACACCTTCCCTAGTGCAACAACCATATCGTTTACCTCTGGTAATCATCCGGCTAACTCAGCAGTAATAAAATTCCAACGTAATACAAGTCTTAGTAGTAAGAAGGTAGATTTCCAAGATGGAAGTGTTCTTACTGAAGCTGATTTAGATAGCAATACAAATCAACTCTTATATGGTTTCCAAGAGTTCTTAGATGACGGGCCGATTACTGAAGCTGACTTATTAGATGAAGATAATATGGCGAGTAACTCAGCTACAAAAGCTGCTACTCAACAGTCAATTAAAGCTTATGTAGATGCTAGTTCTGGAGTTACAAACCTAAGTTACACAGCAGGTACTAGAGAAATTGCAAGTAGTAGTGGTACAAACGTTAATTTACCGGAAGCAACAACAAGTAATGCCGGATTGCAATCTAGTTCTGACAAAACAAAGTTAGATGGTATAGAAGCTAGTGCTACAGCAGATCAAACAGCAGCAGAAATAAGAACCTTAGTTGAATCAGCTACTGATAGTAATGTCTTTACAGATGCCGATCATACAAAACTAAATGCAATAGAAGCTTCTGCTACAGCAGACCAGACAGATGCAGAGATAAGAACAGCTGTAGAAGCAGCTTCAGATTCAAACGTATTTACTGACGCTGACCATACAAAATTAAATGGTGTAGCTGCTTCAGCTAATAACTATTCAATATCTTCTGACTTATTAGATGAAGATAATATGGCTAGTAATTCTGCGACTAAGGTAGCTAGTCAGCAATCAATCAAAGCTTATGTTGATGCTAATGGTGGTGGTGGTACAACTAACTTAAGTGCTACTGCTAACGGTACTTCTTTAACTGTTGAATCTAGTTCTGGTAATAACGTAAGTCTTCCAGCTGCTACTACTTCAGCTTGGGGAATAATGAGTGATGATCAGGCTACTAAATTAGACGGTATAGAAGCTTCTGCTACTGCTGATCAAACAGGAGCACAGATAAAAACTGCTTATGAAGCTGAATCAGATACTAATGCTTATACAGATGCAGAGAAGACTAAATTATCTGGTATAGAAGCTTCTGCTACTGCTGATCAAACTAATGCAGAAATAAGATCTGCTGTTGAAGCCGCTACAGATTCTAATGTCTTTACTGATGCTGATCACACTAAGTTAAACAGTGTTGCAAGTAATGCAAACGTAGGTATTACAGATGTTGTTGGTGATACTACTCCTCAGTTAGGGGGGAACTTAGATGTCAATAGTCAGGATATTGTTTCTACTTCTAATGGTGATATTGATCTAGATCCTAATGGTTCAGGTAAGGTTGTATTCAAAGGAAACGCTACTAAAAGGTTCTGGTCAATTTTAAACTTAATTGTGAAAACAACTCTCATGGAATAGTAATAAAAGGACCACCTCATAGTGCGGCTGCAAGTTATACATTAACTCTTCCTAATACAGATGGTTCTGCTAATCAAGTACTAAAAACTGATGGAAGTGGAGCGCTTGATTGGGTAAATCAAACTAGTGGCGTAACTTCTGATGCACAGTACAACACTATAGCTGGTACTAATGCTGGAGATAGTTTTGTTGGAACTAATTCCTTAGCTAACACATTATTTGGTTATGACGCAGGTACTGCAATAACAAACGCTACAGCTAATACATTAATTGGTTATCAAGCTGGAGATTCTGTTACTACTGGAGATCATAATATTGGAGTCGGTAGCACTGCCTTAAACGCTACTACAACAGGTGATTACAACGTTGGTATAGGAACAGGTGCTGCAGGTGCTGTAACTACTGAAAGTAATAATGTGGCTCTTGGATACAGTGCTTTAAGTTACAACACTCAAAGTGATAACACAGCAGTAGGCTTTAGAGCTGCTGAAAATAATACAACTGGTCAATATCAAGCTGCTTTTGGAAATAAGGCTTTATATAGCAACACAACTGGAGGAAGCGTTACAGCTATTGGTCATCAAGCTCTTAATGCTAATACTACAGGATCTCAAAACGTAGCTTTAGGTAGATGGGCAGGTGATTCAGTTACTACTGGTTCTAATAACATAATTATTGGTTATGACGCAGATGCAAGTGCAGCAACTGTAAGTAATGAAATAACTTTAGGTAATACATCTATTACTAAATTTAGAGTTCCTGGCCTTAATTTTGTAATTAAAGATAGTACAGCAACAGATAATTATGTTTTAACTGTAGATGCTAATGGTGAAGCTGGTTGGGAAGCAGCAAGTACATATACACACCCTAATCACTCTGGAGAAGTTACTTCAACAGCTGATGGGGCAACAGTTATTGCAGATAATATTGTTGATGAAGCTAATTTAAAAGTAAGTAATTCACCTACTAATGGTTATGTATTAACGGCTCAATCAGGTAATACTGGTGGTTTAACTTGGGCTGCTGCTTCTGGTGGTGGAGGTCTTAGCTCAGACGCACAAGGAAACACAGTTGGTGGTTCTAATGCTGGGGATAGTTTTACTGGTACTGATGCAGAAAATAATACTCTTATCGGTAAAGATGCAGGTACAGCTATCACAACTGGAGATCATAACTCTGCCTTGGGTTGGAACGCTTTAGATGATTTAAGTACGGGAACCAGTAACGTTGCCATTGGTCATTCAGCACTTACAGCAGCAACTACTTCTGGTACAAATTACCGCTGTAGGTGCATTAGCAATGGCTAATACAACTACAGGTGGTTCTTGTACTGCGGTTGGATATGCAACTTTATACACCAATACAACAGGAACAGAAAACACTGTTGCAGGGTACGAGGCTGGATATTCTGGTAATGATAGTTATAAAACAGCAGTAGGTTATCAAGCTGCTAAAGGTTCTGGTACTGGAACAGGTTATGGTACAACCGCATTCGGTAGGAAAGCTTTATATTCCATTACAACAGGTAATTACAACTCAGCTATAGGTAATAGAGCATTAGAAGATGTAACCACAGGAAGTAATAACACTGCTTTCGGTAAAGACGCAGGAGCAGCCGTTACAACTGGAAGTACCAACACATTTTTTGGTAATGCTTCTGGTGATGCTATTACTACAGGTAGCAATAATATAGTACTTGGCAATGATGCAGCCGCCAGTGCTTCAGATGTTTCTAACGAAATAACTTTAGGTGATACAAATATTACCAAGTTCAGAATACCTGGAATTAACTTTGTAATTAAAGATACTACTGCAACTGATAACTATGTCTTAACCGTTGATGCTAATGGTGAAGCTGGCTGGGAGGCAGCAGCTGGTGGTGGGATTACCTCTGATGCACAAGAAAATACAGTAGGTGGTTCTAATGCTGGAGATTCATTCAATACTTCAGGAAACGTAGCCTCTTACAATACTTTATTCGGTCACAATGCTGGAACAGCAATGACCTCAGCGGATGAAACAGTTTGTTTTGGATCATCTGCTGGTAAAGCTATTACCACTGCAAGTC